CAATAACTTGTTAGCACTCGATTGCAAACCAACAGCCTAAAGGAGAATTACAATGGCAAAAACACTAGCAGAATTACGTGAGATGCACAAGAACATGAACTCGGATACTAAGAAGACCGCCGGGTCTTCCAACGGGTTCTGGTCACCGAAGGAAGGAGACAACGTTGTCCGCTTCCTACCTGGGAAGGAGGATTCCCTAGACTTCTTCGTAGAGACGAAGCTTCACGCATACCAGGATGACAATGGTAAGTGGAATTACTACAAGTGCCGTCGCACTGAGCATGAGAAGTGCCCAATGTGCGATATGTACTATGATCTGTGGAAGCGTCACAACGAGCAAGGGCTAGGTCGTGATGATGAAAGCAAGTTTGCGACTATGGCTCGTATGATTAAGCCTCGTCCACGCTACTACAGTGCTGCAATTGTTCGCTCTTTAGAGGAGGAAGGTGAGGATCCGGTTAAGGTTCTGAGTATGAGTAAGCAGCTATTTGACCGAGTCATGCAGACCATGATCGGAGAAGATTTCCAGGATGAAGATGATCCTGATAACACGACGATGATCTCTTTGGAAAGAGGTAACGACTTTAATATTCGCGTAACGAAGCAAGGTCAGTGGCCTAGCTATGTTGAGTCTGCGGGGAAGTATAAGAAAACTCCAGCAGCCAAGACGGATGCTTTAATTGCTCAGTACGTGGATAATGATTTGAACATCAAATCTCTTGGTGAGATTGATAGCTACGAAAAGGGCAAGGAGATCACTATGACTCTCGAAAGCTCTCTTAACCCCGTCAAAACTGAAAGCACTCCCCCTTGGAGTGATGACGAGGGAGGATTACAAGTATGATGATTAAGAAGTTTTGGTTGACTGGCCTGCTTGCTATGATGATGGGCCTAATGTGTGCGTCGTGCTCTCTTGTTGAGAGCCTGTTTGAAGATAAAGTTGTTACCACTATTGGTAACGTGAGACCAGAAGCTCGTGCAGGTGCAATTCCTGCCGATCTGGGAGCACTTCCACCAGAGGTGGCTGGAAAGTTGGCTAGTAGTGGGGAAACCCTCGTAGTCGTTGATAAGAATGATGTGTTGGATCCTAATAGTGATGTCGTAGATATCATGGACCCAGGTTCGGATGCTCTAGATTCAGTTCTCAGCATGGGCCTAGGTGCGCTTAACTCAGTCTTCCCAGGTGTTGCAGCTTTGGAAGGTTTGGGACTACTCTTCTCAAAGAGAAAAAGAAAGCACTATGGTACAGCCGTAAAAGCCGCTGTTCCTGGTAACGGAAAGGTTGAGTTGAAGGATGCTGTAATGTCTTTAGGAAAGGCACTTGGAGTTGCACATAGTTCGAATGGATCGAAGAAAGTCTTCGAGGAAGAAGTGGAAAAGCCAGTAGCTACGGCATAAAAAATAAACGTTAGCGTCTTTAGACGTTGAGCAGCTTTCTAACTCAGATCTTCTGATCTGAGTTAGTTTTTTTATACCCATAGAGCTATTATGTCTTCATGCGTAAATTGAAGATACTGGTAGTATATGCAAACCATGGAGGGTGTAGCTACTATAGGCAACTATCTCCAATGAAGATGATGGCTGAGGAGTTGCCTGATAAGGTAGAAATTAGATATACTGACAACCCTCTTGAGATAGATACAGAAAAGAACTTCGCCCCACAGGAGGATAAGCTAAAGGACATGAACTGGGCAGATGTGATATTTTTAGCAAATATCCTGAAGTACGGAGGTCCTTACACCGCTCGCGTAGTAGGTATAGGTAAGAAGCTTGGTAAGTTTGTACACTTTGACACTGATGATTTGTTGACAGACCTCTACAAAGAGCATCATCTGTATGACGTGTATGAAGAAAACAAATTAGGAGATATTACTAAGTTTTGTTATCATAACGCTGATTTAGTTACTGTAACTCAAGAAAAGTTTGCTGAAAGAATTAAACCCTACGTCGGTAAATGTCTTGCAATAGTTAAAAACGTACTAGACTACAAACTTCCTGCTTGGAATCATCCCAAGAGTAAAGCTAAATATACTAGGATTGGATATGCAGCGGGTATTCACCATAGAGGCGACGTAAAAGTTTTCAACGCTATACCTCACTTGGTCAATCAAAAGGTTGGGAAAGAGAACGTACAGTGGAACTTCTATGGTCATCCTCCCCCAGACTCTAAAAAGCCTAAGGATAGTTGGGAAGCAAAGGTTTGGCCTGAATACATGTCTCATCTCTTGAACGGCTTTAAGGGAGGCAAGAACTTTAATGTACATTACGCGCTACCTCCAGATGCTTATGGTCGTTACTACGCAGACATGGATGTAGCAATTGCTCCTTTACAGATGAATGAATTTAACGATTCTAAATCTGATATTAAAGTTGCGGAGTGTTCGCGTTATAAAATACCCCTCGTAGCTAGCAATGTGGGATGCTATGATGAAACGATTATAAATGGTGAAACAGGATATTTGATTGATCCTGACGCTCCGAGAACAGAGTGGGTCAAAATTCTTTCTAAACTTTGTAAAGATAAGAAGCATCGAATTGAGCTTGGAAAGAACCTGCATGATAGGACTAAGGATTTATTTAATGGCCGCAAAAACGCTCAACAAAGGTATGATCTCTATATGCGAGCAATGCAAGACACGGGGTATAAACTAAATGATTAAAGTTGCAAGTGCTTGGGGAGGATTAGGTGGTTCAACGGTAGCTTTAAATAATCTGGTCAACCTCTTTAACTCAAAAGAACTTAAAGCTTGCTTATACACCCCAGGTCAATCTCAAAACGATGACAGTAAGTGGGGAGGCATTACTTGTTCATGGAAACACCTTAACAATCTTACGTTTGAAAAAGATGATGTTGTTATTTACCACTTCTTAAAAATAACTAAAAGACCGAATGTTAAGAAATTGATCTTATCCTGCCATGAGACAAATTTATTTCCCTTAAAAGAGATGAAGGATATTGTTTACGACAACGTCCAGTTCGTTTCTAACTTTCAGAAGGATTGGCATGATCAACCCGGATGTGTTATTCCAAATGTTATTACCCAATACAAAAAAGATAATATTAGAGACTCTAACAAGACCGCAGGTATCATAGGCAGTATTGACCCTCATAAGGCAGTCCATGAGTCCATACAACGCTCTCTAAGGGACAAAGATGTTTCAAAGGTTGTAATCTATGGATCAATAAGTGACCCTTCTTACTTCCTTCAGGAAGTGGTACCCTTACTAAGTTCAAAAGTTACTTATTGTGGTATCTCAACAAACATGCAAGAGGTCTATAATCAATTGGACGTTGTATACGCCTCCTCTAGAAGAGAATGCTTACCTATGATTCAAGGCGAATGTTTGAAGATGGGTATAGAGTATAGAGGCTTTGATTCCAACACTCGTAGTTCTAAAGATTACGAGTGTGATGATAACGTAATCTTAGAGAAATGGAAAAGATGTTTAGAGTTATAACTACTTGCTACAATGCAGCCGAATATATTCAGAGGTGCCTGGAATCTCTTCAAGGACAAAATAGAGAAGACTGGATATGTTATGTTTTAGATGATATATCTACTGACGAGTCCAGAGGTATTGTATCCAAGATGGCTTGGAAGGATCCTCGTATCATACTTATTTCTAATAAATCTAAAACCTACCAAGTTGGTAATTATCAAAAAATAATGTCCCGTGAGGAGATAGATGATGATGATATCTGCTTAACCTTGGATGGCGATGATTGGCTTCCTGATGATAAAGTCCTAGATAGGCTAGCAGAAGCATATGATAATGGAGCCTGGATCACTTACGGCCAGTTTTTAGAGTGGGACGGGCAAAATTTAAAGCCCGGTTTTGCACAAAATCCTCCAATTTGGAATGAGCTACGTAAACTTAGGTATACAACTACACACTTAAGAACCTGGAAAGCTTTTCTTTGGAGAAATATTAAGAGTTCCGATTTAAGGAAGAGTGATGGGGGTGTAATTAAAGCGGGTGGAGATACTGCATTCATGTATCCCATGCTAGAGATGGCTGGACCTTATCGCTCAGTTTATATTCCTCATTTCATGTATGTTTATAATGTTCAAACGCCTGATAATGTGCATAAGCATAGTATGAAGGATCAGCACGATACGGCTAACGAAATTAGACAAAGACCTCCTTATGAGCAACTTCCATATAAACAATATAAGCGACATTAGTGGCCCTAACATTTTTGCTACTAGGCTTAGAGATGCTCTCATTAGTCGAGGGCATCACTTTATTGATAGACAGCCTACGGAACCCTTTAATAACATCTCGATCATTACCGGAAATTATTTCCCTCAATGCAACAACCTTTTAAGATTAGATGGTCTATATCTTGATAAGAATAATCCCAATTGTGATGCACTAAATAGCCCTATTTTCAAGTGCTACGAGATGTTTGATAAAATTGTATTTCAATCAAATTTCTCAAAGAAGGTATATGAATCCTTTACTGGCATAAAGAAGGATAGTGTAGTCATTCGCAATGGGGTACCGTCTTCTTTCAATCCCTCTGCGCTTCCTGTGTCACCCTATGAAGGGGTTGGTAACTATGAGAAGGTATGCATTACCTCCGCATCTTGGAGGCGACACAAGCGGTTAGAAGAGCTTATAGAGGCTTTTAAAAGCCCTAGACTCAAGCATGTTTGTCTAATCGTGCTTGGAGGGTCTGAATATAACGTCGGGGTTAGTGTTCCAAGTAATGTAATAATGATGAGGAAGTATCCTCACCGAGAGCTTCCTTCCATCTACGCCTCTGCTGATGCTATGCTTTTTATATCTTGGTTGGATTCTTGTCCTAATACCGTAGTTGAGGCTTTGGCTTGTGGAATACCTGTCATGTGTTCACACAATGGAGGCACTCCTGAATTAGTTAAAGATAATGGTCTCATATTACAGCTAGAAGAAGACTATAACTACGGAGAGAGAGTAAGCCTTTACGACCCAGATAAGGTAGACTCAGATAAAGTTGTAGAGGGTATTTTAGAAGTTTTAGAGTTACCTAAGGGATTCTCTAGAGATGATCTTCACATTGATCAAGTAGCGGCTAACTATGAAAAACATTTCAGATAAGATTAAGGATCTTCTAGAAGATATTAGCGAAGATAACAATTTGCTAAAGTACATGTATAACAGGTCTACGGAATTCATTCCTGGTAAGACCTCTGTGTATTATTCTGGTCCTTTTTGGGATGACGAGGAGCTTCATGCTGCTATTAAAACACTCATCTCGGGTAAATGGCTCTCGTCTGGCGAAAATGTTCATAAGTTTGAAGCGCGTTTTTCCAAGAAGTTTAATCAAAGGCACTCCGTGATGGTGAACTCAGGAAGTTCCGCCAATTTGGTTCTTGTGGGGGCACTTAAAAAAGTTCTTGGTTGGAAAGATGACGATGAGATCCTAATGTCAGCAGTAGGCTTTCCTACTACGCTTTCACCCGTTATGGTCTTTAACTTAAAGCCAGTATTTATAGATATTGAACTCGATACTCTCAATTTAGATTTGAATCTTATTGAGGAAAGAATTACTGAAAAAACCAAAGCACTGTTTTTGTCTCCTGTGCTAGGAAACTCAGTTGACATGGATAAGCTTATGGGCATTTGTGAAAAACACGGCCTAGAGCTTATTTTAGACAACTGTGATAGCCTAGGTAGCAAGTGGAGAGGGAAGCTTCTCTCAGATTATGCTATCGCATCTACCCATTCATTCTACCCAGCACACCATATAAGTACTGGAGAAGGGGGTTTGGTGTCTTCTAACAGGGAGGACATTATTTCAACATGTCGAAGCCTAGCTTGGTGGGGTAGGGATTGCTATTGTGTTGGAGCCGCCAATTTAATTCCTAACGGAACTTGTTGTAATCGCTTTGATAAGTGGCTTGATGATTATGACGGTATCATTGACCATAAGTATGTTTACGGTAATATTGGCTTTAACTTAAAGCCTTTGGATTTGCAAGGTGCGATTGGTGTGGTTCAACTGCAAAAAGTTGATCTGATTCACCAAAAGAGAATGGAGCATAAGAAAATAATGCAGGATATGCTCTTGAAACGGGTTAAAGATATTGAGGTTCCCATTGAGTTGGAGCATTCTGAAACCTCTTGGTTTGGTGTTCCCATCATCTGCAAAGACAAGCATCAAAAAATGAAACTTGTTAACTTGCTGGAGAGTAGTAAGATTCAGACTCGTAATTACTTTGCGGGTAATATTCTAATTCATCCCGCTTACAAACATCTGGATGACTTCAAGAAGTACCCTAATTCAAATCAAGTTCTAGACAGGGTGTTTTTCTTAGGGTGCCCTCCGCACTATACAAAAGATACTTTTGATTATATTGATTCGGTATTAAAAGATGAAACACATAAATTATAACACTAAGAGGTACCCGTTTAGGAATGCCATCGAAGATATGGCAGGGGTTACCGATCTTGAAAATATTCACAAAGGTGAGGACTTCAAAAAAAGATTTACCTGGGATATTGAACAAGCCACTCCCTTTCATAAGAGCGTATACGAAAAGATTAGAGGCAGTAAGTTTATTGAATTGTATAAAGACTTTATTGCGGAGCACTTAAAGCCTCTATTCTCCGATGATAAAATTGTTTATCAAGTAATACCTACGTTCAGAACTCATTATCCAGAGAACGTAGGCGTGCAGTCTTGGCACAGGGATAGGGATTACAATCACAATCCCAAGGAGGTCAACATCTTTATGCCCTTCACCTCAGCCTATGGAACTAACGCGGTGTGGTATGAGAGCGAGGAGGATAAAAAGGACTTTTCGCCTATTGAAATGGAATACGGGACTGTTGCCTTTTGGAATGGTGCTAACTTGCTACACGGTAATAAAATTAACACTACAGGTGTGACTAGGGTTAGTTGTGACTTTAGAGTTATGAATAGATCAGACTTTAAAGAGCCTGAGGGGGATAGTGTCATTAGTGGTACCAAAATGACCCTTGGTAGCTATTACGAGGAGATGTAGCGATGATTTCTGTGTATGGAGGAACAGGCTTTGTAGGCACAGAGTTTTGTAAGCAGTTTGCCAATGAAGTTCATGTTGTGCCAAGAGATCAAGACGAGCCTCATCCTGATAGCACGCAAGTTCTGTATCTAATAAGTACAGTCGATAATTACAATGTGCTTACGGACACTCAAATTGACATCCAAACCAACCTGAGTAAACTAACAAAAGTCTTAGAGAAGTGCAAAGATAGAGATATAGTTTTTAATTTTGTAAGCTCATGGTTCGTATATGGGGATTGTCCTCTTCCTGCTAAAGAAACTTATCATTGCAACCCCACGGGCTTTTATTCAATTACTAAAAAGTGTGCCGAAGATCTTTTAATTAGTTTCTGTAAGACCTGGGGAATTA